TAAAGCACCAGTTGGAAGAAATATACAACTGGCAGTCAGAGAAAGAAACTCAGGAAAGATTCTAGGATTCATTCGGTTGGGTTCGCCTGTCATCTATATGAAACCAAGAAATGAAATGCTAGGACAGGTCTGGATTCAAAATGAGGATACTGCCAAACGATTTAATGAATCTACTATTATGGGTTTTGTAATTGTACCAAGTCAACCTTTTGGTTTCAATTATCTTGGCGGTAAATTACTAGCAGCCATTTGTACATCACATACTGTAAGAGAAATTGTAAATAAAAAATATAATACAAATATTTGTTTATTTGAAACTACCAGTTTATATGGTTCAACTAAAGCGGTATCTCAATATGATGGTATGAAACCTTTTATTCGTTATAAAGGGTTAACTGATTCTGATATGATACCAATGATTAATGGTAAAACATATACTGATTTGAAAGAATTTGTTGAGAGTAGAGTTGGTGGAGATATTCTAGGAACTGATGAATCAACTACAAGTAGAAAGCTAAGGACCTTTACCAAGATAGTAGCTATAACCAAAGCAGCACTTAAAGGGACTGATGAAGGATTGGCATTCAGCTTAACGATTGAGAACGCTAAGAAGTTGACAGAGAAAAAAAGATATTATGTGTCGGATTATGGTTTTAGTAACATCGTGGATGTGTTAGCATGTAGAACCGATAAGTTGGAGAAGGGTGAAAACTATGATAAACATGAATTGGTAAACATTGTCGAATGGTGGCGGAACAAAGCTATAAATAGATATGAAACTCTCAAATCAGAGGGTCGATTGAGAACAGAACTTGAAGTGTGGACTTCAGGTAAAGATATACAAATTATTAGGTGATTATATGAGTGCAACGGTGATTATACCAACTACTGGTTCGCCAGAGTTGAAAGATGCGATTGAATCTGTTTTGAATCAATCATACAAAGATACTATCTGTTATGTTGTGGTTGACGGAGAACAAGCATTAGAAAAAGCAATTGAAATAAAATGTAAATTTGATGATGATAGATTAGTGATGGCTACTTTACCAATCAATGTTGGTGCAAAAGGTTTTTATGGTCATCGTGTGTATGCGGCTTTCACACACTTAGTGAATACAGATTATGTCATGTACCTCGACCAAGACAACTGGTTATACCAATCTCATGTAGCAAAATGTATTGAAACAATCGAAACAAGAAATCTTGATTGGTGTTATTCTTTGCGTAAGATTCATAAGAAAGATGGTGAATTTGCCTGCTTTGATGATTGTGAATCATTAGGCAAATGGCAAACATATCATGGAATACATCACATAGATACTAATACATACTTCATTAAAACTTCAATAGCAACTAAAATAGCATCTGTGTGGCATGGTGGTTGGGGTCAAGATAGAGTATTTCTACAAGCAATAACTCAACACTTTCCTAAATGGGATTGTACAAATGAATACACGGTAAGTTATCGTGTTGATGGCGGTAAAGGTTCTGTTAGTGAAGAATTCTTTATCAATGGTAATGCAGTAATGAATGAACGATATGATGGAAAATTCCCATGGCGAACAAAGACTCTGACTTAGTAATAGGCTTTATTACAGGTTACAAATACGACCACAAAATTGCTCCTTGGGCTGAATCATTAATTGAGTCCGGTTTTACTGGAACAAAAATGATGGTCACTTATAACATTGATAAGTCTGTTATAGAAAAATTAGAAAGTAAAGGTTTCATAGTTATACCTTTAGAAGTTAATGGTCAATTCAATATTGTCAATATGAGATTTTTACATATGTGGCAGTATTTAAAAAATCTAAAAGATAAACCAAGATACATTATTTCTACTGATGTGGCAGATGTTGTCTTTCAATCTAATCCGTCTGATTGGTTAGAACAAAATATTGGTGATAAAAAACTTTGTGCTTCTGCTGAAAGTTTAAAGTATAAAGATGAATCATGGGGTATTCACAATATGTACAAATCTTTTGGTGATTTGGCTGCACAGTATATGGCAAACACACCAATTTATAATGCTGGTGTAACAGCAGGTACCTATGAAGAATATATAGATTTATGTTATAATGTTTATTTACTTTGTAATGGTGCTCCTCAGTTTGTTGAGGGTGGCGGTGGACCTGACCAGGCAGCTTTGAATCTACTACTCTCACTCAAACCTTATAAAGATATTACATTGTATACTAATCATGATGATGGTTGGGCTTGTCAATGTGGTACAACTGTAGACCCAACGAAGATTGATAAGTTTAGACCAAATCTATTGAGTCCAGAACCAGTATGGAAAGATGGAGTGATGTATAACAGTAAAGGTGATAAGTATGCTATTTTACACCAATACAACAGAGTACCAATGATTAATGATTATATAAGGAAAAAATATGAGCGAAGTTTTGACATTCAACACGACAACTGGTTTGTATACAGAACCAAATAGTCAACAAGTTAGCCAAGACCCTTGGCATCATTTACCTGCTGATGAGTGGGTTGAAAAACAAATAGAATGGGCTAATCAATCTGAACCTTCAGGTTTAGGATTAGTTGAACCTATCTCAAAATTAGAAGGTGATTTAATTGGTGTTGAGATTGGTGTTTGTTTAGGTGTTACTACTGATGTATTATTGGCACAAATTCCAAATATTAAAAAGATTTATGCTGTAGATAATTATCCAGCATTCATCGATTGGAATGGCGGTGATATTAATGAAGAACGCCAAGAATTGATGAAGCAATACGCTAAAGACTTATTAACACCTTTTGGTGATAGAGTTGAATTTTGTTACGAATCTAGTGTAGAGTTTGTAAATCGTTTTACAGAAGAAGAATGTTTAGATTTTGTTTTCATTGATGGTGACCATTCAGAAGAAGCTTCATATCGTGACTTTATTAATTTTTATCCACTAGTTAAAAAAGGTGGCATATTCGCAGGTCATGATATTGTTTTACCTGAAGTAAAAAGGTCGTTAGAAAAATTCTTAGGTGAAAACTTCTCTAAAGTTGTTACAGTAAGTAATAATGCTTGGTATATTATTAAGGAATAATATGAACAAATATAAAAAAATAATTGTTTGGGGTGCCAAGTTAGATACAGGTCATACACATGGTTTTATCCATGAAGCAATTGTTCGTGCTGCCAAACATATGGGTATTGAAACTTATTGGTTAGACAATAGAGATAATGTAGGTGATGAATTTTTTGATGATTCGATTATCATTACAGAACAATGGTTGGTGTTTGCAAATGGTGCGAGTAATAGATTGCCTTTGAGAAAATCATCTTGTTATCTTGTTCATTATCTTGGTAATAAAGGACAAGTTGAAGGTAATCCTGGTGCATCAATGTATCTTGATAGAGTAGGTAAATTAATTGACTTTAGATTTGCAAGTAATTGGGGTATTGATGGTGTACCTGATAAAAATTATGCTTACAAATTTGAACCAGAAAATTATCAAAGAATAAGTGATACTGCTTATTATCAAAAAGATACTGATTATGATAAGTATTACGATATTTGGGCTACTGATTTATTACCACATGAATTTGATTTTGAAGCCAGATTTACAGAACAAAAAAGACAAGCATTTTTCTGTGGTACAATTAGAGAAGATAATTCTCCTGTATTTGAAGGTTTTGTTAAGAAGTGTGAAGAACATAAAATACCTTTTGTTTATAGTTCACCTTGGCAAAGACAATTAACAACAGAAGAAGTTAGAACAAACGTAGTACAATCTTTATTGCCTTTAGATTTACGACCAGCAAATCATATTGCAAATGGTTATATTGCTTGTCGTGCTATTAAGAATATTAGTTATGGTGCATTAGGCATGACCAATTCAAAACAAACATTTGATTTATTTGATGGTGAAATTGCTTACGCTCCGAATTCTGAAGATTTATTTGATGTTGCATTAAAGATGCAGAGCGACCCAAAAACAAAAGATTTGATTCTAAATCAGATGAGAAAGATTCAAGAAAAACACACATACATAAACAGAGTGAATGACATTATAACCGCAGCGGAGATTTAATATGAAAATTTTGATTACAGGTCATATGGGTTTTGTTGGTAAATATTTTATGAGAAAATATGCCGACCATGATATTACAGGCATTGATATTAAAGAAGGTAATGATTGCCGTGATTTCTTTAAGACTAGTACAGATAAGTTTGATTTAATTATTCACTTGGCTGCCATTGTTGGTGGTCGTCAAACAATTGAAGGTAATCCACTTTCAGTTGCAACAGACTTAGCCATTGATTCTGATATGATTCAATGGGCTCTTAGAACAAAACCAGGCCGTGTTGTTTACTTCTCATCATCTGCAGCATATCCAATTGCATATCAAACAGCAGCATCTCAAAATAGTCTTTTAGAATCGAATATTGATTTGAATAATTTAAGAATGCCTGATTTGACTTATGGTTGGGCTAAATTAACAGGCGAATATTGTTTACAGTTCTTAGAAGCAGAAGGTATCAAAGTAAATGTATTCAGACCATTTAGTGGTTATGGCACAGACCAAGATTTAGATTATCCTTTCCCGTCATATATTCATCGTGCTAAACTTAGATTAGACCCATTTGATATTTGGGGTGATGGTACACAAGTTCGAGATTTTATTCATATGCAAGATATTGTTGATGCCGTTGATGAAGCAATTAAACAAGATATCCAAGGTCCAGTAAATCTTTCTTCTGGTATTGCTACATCATTTAATGAATTACAACAAATTGTTTGTGGTATTGCAGGTTATAGTCCTGAAGTAAATCACATTGTAGATGCACCAAAAGGTGTCATGTATCGTGTAGGTAATCCTGAAAAAATGTTATCATTCTATAAACCAAAAATCAATATCTATGATGGTATTGCAAGAGCACTAAGAGGTGAAATATGATTATTGATATTGGTTCCGGTCCACATCCTAAACCAGATGCACAAGTTTTTATGGATGTTCACCAATGGGGTAATATAAATTGCTTACATGATTTGACTAAAGTACCTTATCCTTTAGAAAGTGAAATGTTTACTAAAGCCTATATGGGTGATGTGATTGAACATATTTCCATATTTGATATTGACAATGTATTAAAAGAAGTGTATCGTATATTAAAACCAGGTGCTGTTTTAGAAGTTACTGTTCCTGATGTTCGTTGGATATGTGAGAGAATAGTCAAAAATGATTGGGACACTATGGCCAATGTTGATTGGTTAAATCAATCAAATGATCCATGGGCAAACGCTATGTCATATCTTTTTGGTGGATTTCATAATATCAATGAGTATAAAATTCCTGGTATGGGTCATGTGAATGGTTTTGATGAAGATTCGTTATCGAAGTTATTAACAAAAAATGGTTTTATTGATTGTAGAAGATATCCTGATGAAAGAAATCCAGAACCAGCAAGAGGTTCTGTCCTTAAAATGATTGCGTATAAAAAATGAGAATATGTTTCGTAGTGCATCGTTATGCACCATTTCCTGGTGGTTCTGAATATTATGTTCAGCAGATGGCAGAAGAATCTAAAAGACGAGGCCATGATGTTATTGTATTTACTGGTGACCATCAAGGAGACTTTAATGGTATTCATGTATCGAGTAATCCACAGATGTGTCTTGGTTCAGATTTGATTGTTATTCATGGTGGTGATGTTGGGGTTCAAAACTTTGTTCTTCAAAATATAAGAAACTTGCCTGGTAAAGTATTATATCTTTTAATTAAACCTTCAACGAGTCCTGTTTGTATTCAAGGATTACATGATGCTCATTTTATTGGATGTTCAACACAAGAAGATTGGGCTCATGTTAAATTATTTGGCCTTGAACACAAAGCACGTAAAGTAACTCATGGCATTTCACTTAAAGATTGTCTTGGTACTGAAGGTCGTTTTAAAGATAAATTTGGTATACCAAAAAATAAGAGAATGTTTTTATCGTGCGGTGGTTACTGGCCAAATAAGAGAATGATTGAACTCGCTGATGCTTTTCGTAAGGCTGAACTAACCGATGCTGTATTGGTCACAACAGGATATGATAATCGTCATAATATCATGCCTCATGCTTCTGAGAATGTTATTCCACTCATGGTCGAAGATCCAAGAGATGTAAAAGACGCCATTGCTGATGCTGACTGTTATATCATGAATTCTGATGCCGAAGGTTTTGGTTTGGTATTAATTGAATCTATGTTAAACAAAACCCCTTGGATTTCTCGAAATATTGCTGCCGCTAAGATGTTATCCAACTATGGTATAACATATAATACCGAAGATGAATTAGTGGAAATACTTAAAGTCTGGAGAAATCGTAGTGTTGATGCGGCTTACGAACACGTAATGAATAATTACCTAATCAGTAATACAGTAGATGACATTGAAAAAGTAATGAAATCCGAATAATTTTGACACTATGTATCTAAGCCAACATTTCTACGTGTTGGCTGTCAAAATTAAAATGTTGTATAAATAAGGTGTACGGCAACCAAAGTGTGTTGCAAATCTGTAAGGAAATCAATGTTATCGTTTAAAACATTCTTAAAAGAAGAAGCCGAAGAAGAAGGTTCAAAACTTAAGCATATTCATCATGCTGAAGATAGACCTCTCTTTCACGGTAAAAAAGGTTTTGAACATACCAAAGGTGCATTAAATCAAGCACACGAACATATGAAGTCTGGTGGTAATAGTTCCGCTTTGACTATGAAATATGACGGTTCTCCTTCTGTGGTTTTTGGTCACCATCCAGAAAACGGTAAATTCTTTGTAGCATCCAAGTCTGCTTTTAATAAAAATCCAAAAATCAACTATACACACGCAGACATTCTAAAAAATCACGGTCATGCACCAGGATTAGTAGAAAAACTCCATGCAGCTTTAAATCACCTCAAAAAAGTTGCACCAAAAACTGG